TTATCATGGTTGGCGTGGGCTTTAAATAAATATGTAATAATGATATCGGGATTTAGCAACCCAACATCAGAATTCTCTTTAAACTGTTTTAGACTCCATAATGATACAGTTTGCAATAGTTGTTATAATCGACATAAATTTGATCCCGGTGATTGGTTGTGGTGTCCAGATCATAAAAATACTGATAGAATGTTTGAGTGTACAAAAGCTATTGAACCAGCAAGAGTTTGTAATGCTATTGAACTTTATGAATTTTCAAAAAATCATAAAGATCCAGAAGAAGAACCAACTGTAGTGGATGAAAAAAAGTTATATACTGGAGCCGCAGGAGATGTTATAGGCTCAAAAATAAATAAAAACAAGAAGATTCCTAAAATTAATAGATGATTAAAACAATAAAACCTCAAGATTTTGCAGTTATTATAGAAGATATTGTTATTAATAAAAAAATGTCTTATTTGGATGCAATATCATATTATTGCGAAGACACAAAGATGGAGCCTGAGACAGTTGGAAAACTTGTTCAAGGAAATTTGAAAGCTAAGTTAAGAGAAGAGGCTACAGCCTTGCATTTTCTCCCAAAATCTGCTACAATACCAGGACTATGATAAAAATGGATCCGTTTGATTGTTATAAAGAATATGTTTCAATCAAGACTCATTTTCATGCTAATAAGTATGATTACTTTAAGCATAAAAAAAGAAAAATCTCATTAAATGCTTTTAAAAAACGCAATGATCAATTCTTTTTTGTAAGATTGTCAAAAAGTTATAAAGATGATGAGATATCAAAATTCTTTGTTGCTAACTTTATTGAAAATGAAAACTTATGGATAGGCGATGCGCTTGATTCACAAGCAGAAATGAAATATAAAGAATGGCAAAAAAGAATACAAAGCATGAGTTATATTTTTAGCAATGATATTGAAAAATTGTTGAATAAAGAAGATTTTGAAAATTGGTTCAAAGTTGAAAAGGGTCAACATCCTATATTGCTGAAACAAACGATTGCTAAATATGTTTGTATGGAAACTTTTTCCATACTTAATATGATACTTAACTTTGTTCCTGACTGGGATCAAAAGATAAAAGAAACTTTTGTCTGGCCTCAGTTTAGAGATAAAGTTTTAAAATACACTCCATTTTTGGAGGTGGATAAGACGAAGTTTCGTAAAATTTTACGAGACAAAATTTAACATACAACGAATATTCCGATATACGAAAGGTAAATATGGCACAACTATCTGCACTTAAAAAATCCCGCAAATCATTTATGCAAAATCTTCACAAAGAAATTGAGAAGATTGATACTCCTTCTGAATCAAAGAGTTATATTGATGACAGATTTTGGAAGCCAGAAATAGATAAGTCTGGAAATGGTTATGCGGTTATTCGATTTCTTCCTCCAGTAGATGGAGAAGATATTCCATGGGCGAGAGTTTTCAATCATGGTTTTCAAGGACCAACGGGTCTTTGGTACATTGAAAATTCTTTGACAACTCTTGGTAAGAAAGATCCTGTCTCAGAATATAATTCTTCTCTCTGGAATTCTGGAATCGAGGCGAACAAAGAGATTGCTCGTAAGCAAAAACGCCGTCTAACTTATATCAGTAACATTTATATTGTTTCTGATTCAAAGAATCCTCAGAACGAAGGAAAAGTTTTTCTATACAAATTTGGAAAAAAGATTTTCGATAAAGTCAATGATTTGATGAATCCCGAATTTGAAGATGAAACTCCTGTAAATCCTTTTGATCTTTGGGAAGGTGCGAACTTCAAATTGAAGATTCGTAAAGTTGAAGGTTATCAAAATTATGATAAGAGTGAATTTGATAAACCTGCACAACTTGTAGAAGATGAAACTGAGCTTGAAAAAGTTTGGAATTCACAGTATGCTCTTACAGAATTTACTAATGATGATCAATTTAAGTCTTATGACGAATTGAAAGCGAGACTGGATTCTGTTCTTGCAGTAGAAACTCCTCCTATTACCGAGCCTGTTTCTCGACCTACCACTAAACCTAAAACTGCTGAGGAAAATTTTGCTTCAGTAAAAAAGGAAACATCTTCTTCAGAAGATGATGAAGATATGTCTTATTTTGCTAAATTAGCAGAAGATAACTAATCTAATTAATTAGGGGGCCTGGAGTGTCGTTCCAGCGGCACGCCTCCTGATATCAACGTACATTTTCAATTAATCCCTTTCCATTCATATCAAGATAATCCATTTGGCCTTCTGTGAAATAATTAACATCAACTTTTTGTACTGATTGATCTTGCATTATTGAGCCAATTGAAGAACCAGTATTTGGGTTATTGTGGGCTCTTTCCAGTTCAAGTATTTTTTTCCTCTGAAAATCTAATCGTAAAAATTGCTGTTCTTCTTTATTTGTCGATTTTAAGTCACCTTTTCCGTAACCCAATCCTCCCCACATACCAGTACCTACTCTTTTCGAAGCCAGAACGGAGGCAGATGCATTGTAGGTGTCCATCCCAATACCCAGTTCTTTGGCGGCAATAGCATATGCTTTTCGAAGTTTTTCTGCATTCTGTCCCACACCACTTGTGGGGTCAGCCCTCAAAAGTCCTAGTGTATGAAAGTCCGCGGCCTCTTCATCTGCATCCTGTTTATCCCGCATCTTCTTATACTTGGAGGATAGTCCGTCTGTTTTTTTCCCAAAGAGTTTACCCATTACAGAATTAGCTCCAGATGTACCTATCAAATCCTCTAGTGCTTTTCCTACCCATGTTGCAATAATTCCTATAGCACCTCCTATTACAATACCTGCAACTAATCCTACTGGTCCAAGTCCGAGCATTGCGGATCCTCCAAAAAGTCCAGCCCCTAATAAAGCGTTTTGTAGATATTTACTGCTTTGCAAATATTTCCATAATTGTTTTTTCATGTGATCTGCAAGGGCTCCTCCTTCTCCTTTTTGAGCTTTCAATGCTTCTGCTAAAACTGGTCCTCCTATTATTCCAGCACCAGCTCCTAATATCATACCAGCTAACATTCCTGCAGGACCAAAACCAGCAAATGCCGCCGCACCAAAAAATCCCCCCGCCCACGGCATAGCCGAACCATCGAATTCGTCACTCATAAGATAATTTTTTAAGCCTTGCTTGAATGCTTTACCAACATCTTTTTCTCCGGCTTCTTCTACTTTCATCATTTCTTTAATGGAGCCTGCTCCTATTATTCCAACACCTGCTCCAAGAATTGCTCCAGCTATCATTCCTGCAGGACCAAGAGCCATAAATGTTTTTGCGCCTAAGAAAGCACCTAATCCTCCGGCCCACCCCGTTAAATTTGTCTTCAAATGTTCTTTTACTGCAGTAAAGACCCCTTTGGAGTCCATTTTACTTTTATCTTCTGCAAAAATATGATTTAGTCCAGATAATGCTCCTCCAAGCACTCCACCAATTATTGCTCCTCTTGGTCCCAGCAACCCAAAACCAATTAAAGCACCTTTTCCAGCACCTCCAGCCGCGGCTCCTGCAAGACTTTTATAAGCTCCACCCGATGGAGAAAAATACGAATCCATAAATGCTGTAACACCACCACTAAAAGTTTTTTGATCAAATCCTGCTTGTAATGCTTTAATTAACGATGGTCCTGCAACCATTAAAGCAACACCTCTTGCTAATTTGGGGAGTAATGCTAATCCTAAAGCACGTGGCATGAATCTTCTTAATCCTCCAGGTATACCTAAGAGTGCAGTAGATAAGAAATTCCCCAACATTCCCATGAAACCTTTTCCTGAAAATCTTGGCATATCCAATTTGGATTTCATGTTAAGGGCTTTTCTTTTATCTTTAGAGCCCTCAAGCCTGTCTTCTTTATCTTTTCTTAATCTATCCGCATCTGTTTGCAACTCCTTTAGCATGAAACCTTTCATGCTTTGTAATACATCTGTTTGTATTTCTAAATGCGACTGAAGACTAGCAATATTTCCTGCGTTTTGGTCTTTAAGTTCATTAACAAGATTTTGAAAATGTGCATAATTGTGGGGTTTACGTGCCATTAGGTCTTTCTTTGATGTTCTTCAAGTTTTTTATTTTCTTCTTCTACGTGAGCAATTAGCATTTCTACGTATATGTCTCTTTCAAAAGGCATTAAGTTTTCTACTTCTGTTAAACTATATTTATGATGTTGCATCAACTGAAAGGTTAGTTGATAATAATTTGCTAAAGTATTATGACTACAAATCATAAAAAAAAATCACCAATTCCATTTAAAGTTCGTTCTTCATGGCAATTGCATTTTGAACATGTGAATTTAATATCATGTAATAATGCGGGCATTGTACTAAAAAATATTTTAAGTTTTTCAAATTGATCACTTGTCAAACTGTTAATAAATTCATTCATTTCTTCTTTACTGTGTTCATTTGCCGCAAATACTTCATTATTATGGTATATGTTATCAATGCAACTTGTAATAATACCAAATAATTCTTCTACGGCAGAAGCCTCTTCTGTATTTTCTATTTCAGCTAATCGATTATAAATATCCATTGTTGGATATTTCATTTCAACTGTAATTGTCTCTGTTAGTTTAATATGTTTTGAATGTTCATCGTTTTTAGTGAGTTTTATATCTTTTAGATTTATTTTTATTTGTGTTTGTTCATCACAAAGTTCCCCCTTACTATTTTTACCTTCAGGGTGTCTTATCATCAACTCAATAATATCTCCAACAGATTTTGACCTTATGCTTAATAAAGCCATTTGTAAATCAAATAAGGGTAATTGTTCAGCATCAACATTTTCTGATATAATACAATTATTGATTATTTGTTTTGAGGTTTGTACTATTTCTGCTTGTTCTCCCCCCTCCATCGCCATCAATAAAAGTTTTTCTTCTTTGACTAAAAAGGGTCTATATTTTACTTCACCCTTTACTGTCGCCAAATTCATTGTGAATATTGGTGCTTCAATTGTCGGTAAACTCATTATATTCTCCTAATATAATATAATAATTAAAATCCTCTACTGGTATCACCAGTTGCTAAAAAATCACGTACACGATCTGTTGTCCATGAAGAAGCACCTGAAGAGACTTGTTCCCATTTTCGATATGCAAATGTAACACTAAGTCTTGCATATTCATTATTTTGTCCCCATCCTAAATTTATCGCTCCTACATTTAAAGGAAATGCTTCACTAAATCTTATTCCATAATTTGAAGAGTTATCTTCTTTATAAGTTGTTAAGAGAATATCACTCGTATAATCATTATAATATGAAGCATCAAATAAATCAGGATCAACTATATCATTTTGCCATTTATCAAAAAATTCTTTCTCTGCCCAACCCTCTGCAGTACATATAAATGTCATTGTAGTATCAATGAACATTTGACCATAACCAATTTTTCTTACGGGACCATATAGTTTATCTTCAACTGTAAGCATAGTTTTACCAGGAAGTTCTGCTTGTTCGCATAAAAAAGCAGAAAAAGAAGATCCTTCTCTTCCAGGAATAAAAACTTCATATCTATTTACTGGTGCTTGCCCACCTTTGGCGTTTAATTTGTCCCTAAAAGTGTTTATACTTAACATTAAATCATTCTCCTACTATCTCCCCAAACAACGAGTTTATTTTCTTTTTTGAATCTTTCTGTTGGCAAAAATAATGCAATTTCTTTTTCATCATCATCTACAATTACAACCCTAGATGTTATATGTTTATATAGATATCTTTTTACTGTCGGTTTAATTTGTTTAATTCTTGCAAGTCCTTCATAATTTACTGATTTTGACTGATCAATAGCATCCATTAATTTTGCTCTAAGTAATGGTGGTAGATAATGAAAATTTAAACCAAGAAAACCATTTCCATACATTTTTACACACATGATCAACGGAAATCTATCATAATACTTCATTTTCTTTTTAGTTTTTGGATCATAAAAATATGATGCTATTGCACCAGGTGCTATTGTTCCCTTACCTGATTTTTTAGCAGTTTTATAAAATTCATCTGCAGTATCTACTTCACTAAATCTGCCTCTTAATTCTGCTCTTAGGGCACCAACTTTCCTACGAAACCACTGTGATGCATTACGTGTTTTTGGTTGTCCTTCGTTTTTTCTTATTGCGTTTTTTAATTTATCTAAAAACGTTTGATTTTGTTGTGCCATAGTTATATTTAGTTAAAAAAGATGATCTTCTGTAATGATTTTGAATCTCCATTTTCTATCATTACAATACTCTGTGGCCGCTTTCCATTTTGCTTCATTTACACCAAATGTATATACTTCAGATAAATATCTTCTAGTGATTCTTTTGGGTTTTTTGGGTTGTGATAGTTGTTTTTTGGGTTTAACTTCTATAACTACACATTCTGTTAAGCCATTTTCTTTTTTTATTTTAATCCAAAAATCAGGAAAATATCTATGTATTCGTTTATCAATAGGGGATTTATAGGGCACAACTATCTCTTCACTTGACCATTCAATAACATCGGGATTGTTTTCACAATAATTCATGAACTTTTTCTCCCATAAAGAGCGGTAAGTTATTTTAGTGGGATCTCCACGATATTTTTTCAAATTTTTTATTTTGTATTTTCCTTTGTAACTCATGCTAAATATTATGTATAACAAGTAAGGAGAATAATGTCCGATGCGACAACCAGATTAAAGTCTGTAATAAATACAAGAACTGGTGTTAAAATATATAGATTTCCAGAAAATATAGGATCATCTACATTAGAACCAGAATCAAGAAAATTTTGTCTATTTCGTTTTCATAATGTAGATGAAAATGGAAATCAAGGACGTACAACTAAATGCGTTGTATTACCTTTTCCAGAAATAAATGATGCAATTAATGTGAAATATGATAATGTTGAATTTGATGTAGTTGGAGCAATTGCGGTAGGAGCCGCGGCTGGAAATATTACTGTAGACCGGTTATCTACTATTGCAAAAACAGGAGTACAGTCTTTTAATAAAAACTCTTTTTCACGAATAGCCGCAGATACAGTATTAGGTGGGACTCCTGGATTAAAAGCAGGAGTTGCAAAAGGATTAAACTCAATACAAAATCCTTATATTTCAAGTGTATTTAATAGTACAGGGTTTAGAGATTTTTCTTTTTCCTTTGTTCTTATACCGAAAAGAGACATTGAAAGTCAAAATATACAAGATATTATTACAACTTTTAAAACAGCAATGTTACCTGAAAAGAAATTAGTTAAACATGGAGAAAGAAATGCAGGACAACCTACGGGTATTTTAACAATGCCAGATAAAGTTGATGTTACTTTTTTTCCTACTACAGAAGAATATAAAAGAAATGAATCAATAATAAAGATTACAAATGCAGTTGTATCAGATTTTACGGTTGAATTTTCAGCAGGAACACAAAATCCTACTTTTTTTAAAGAAACAGATGCTCCTTTATCTGCTACATTAAGCGTGTCAGTTAAAGAAACTGAAATTTATACCAAAGAAAGACTTGTAAAAGATTATCCACAATATAGAGAGGATTTTAAAGAATAAGATGGCAATAGCTAATTTAGATAAACTATTAGGAAGTAAAAAAAGATTTGAATATCCTAAAGGTATGGGAACTATTAAAGGTTTACATCATTTTATGGTAATAAAAGAATTAAAATGGACCTCTCCTAAAAAAACAGATGATGCATTTAATGGACAAACAAATTTTGAAAATATTACTTCTGGTGATGAATCAAAAAATTTTTATGAAATAGGAAGAAATTTTGTTTTACATTTACCTCCCGGCTCATTAAAAACACAATATTCTGCTGATTATGCTGATGTAAATTTGGGTATTTTTGGAGATATATTATCTCAAAATGCAATGCAGATAACAGAAGACTTAAAAGAACACTTTACAGATTTTGCAAAAGGAGACACGGGCTTTATACAAGATACAATGAACATGTATAAAAATGTAGGAAAAGATATATGGAATAAAGTTACACCATATGTAGATAGTAAAGATTTTGGAAATGATTTTGCCAACAGAATTAAATTTAACGTAGTAACTGCTGTTGGTGCTTTAGCTCCTTCAAATGCAAAAGGAGAACAAATAGCATCTATGTCTATGCGGGCGGCAAGAAATCCATATACTTCTCTTATATTTACAGGAATAAAAAAATTACGAACACATAATTTTAATTTTGAATTTAATCCTAAAACGGCACATGAATCTAAAACTATTATGTCAATAATATTAAATTTAAAACATGGAATGTTACCAAGTTTATCTACATTAAATTTAGGAAAAGAGAGTAAAAAAGAGATTCCAGTACAAACGGTTACAAGAAATCCACACATATCTAAAGAAAAAACTGTAACTATTAAAAATGAAATGAATTCTGCTTTTTTTACTTTTCCTTCTAATTATAGAATTCAATTTTTTAGTAAGGGCCAAGAAAATGAATATTTATTTAAAATAGGGAACTCTTTTTTAGTATCACTTAAAGCAAAATATTCTCCTAAATTTTTTGAAGAAAACGGAATGCCCCAATCAATAGGTTTACAGCTTCAATTTAAAGAAAACTTTGCTCTCGATAGATCACAAGCGGAGACTCACTAATGTCAGACTTTTTTAAAAATTATAAATCATTTTATTACAATATCGATAAAGTTAAACCTATTACAGGGAAACTTGCAACAAATATATTATCTAGAGCAAATTTAGTTAGTGGTATTTTAAAAAATGTTAGGTCGTATTATCCATATAGAATAAAGGAATACGAAAGACCAGATGTTATAGCAGAACAATATTACGGAAATAGTGATTTGGTTTTTCTAATATTTTTAGCAAATAATATTCAAGATCCATTGTATGATTGGCCACTGTTTGGAAACGAATTAACAAACTTTATTAAAGAAAAATATGGATCGGTTGATTCTGCAAGAACAGGTGTACATCATTATGAACAAATAATAAGGAGTGAAGTTAATAAAACAGCGGATACTCCTAAAGTTTTAGAAAAAGTTGTAGTTGTTAATAAAGAAACATATGATCTTCTTGATGAAACAAAAAGAAAAATAATATACAATTATGACTATGAAATTATAAAAAATAATGCAAAAAAACAAATTGTTTTAATAGAAAACATTTATACTAAACAAATTTTACAAGAGCTAAGAAGTCTTTATGCTAGTTAGCAGGATATAATATGACAGAACAAGATGTTATAGGACAGCCCGATTTTTCTAAAAAAGATTCAAAATTTAGTACTGAATCGGATTGGAAATTAACTTTTATAAATTATAGGGGAAGACAGTATACAGTTGACTCTGATGAAAATTCATCGATTTTGGGTTTTTCAATAAATGAATCTTTATTTGAAAGCAATGTTATAACTGGTGATATAAAAATACTTGATGCCGCTGGATTAGATGAAAGAATTCCTCTTATTGGACAAGAAAGAGTACGCATACAACTAAAAAATCAATTATTGGGTGGACCGGATTGGGATGCTGAATATACGATTATTAAAAGATCAACCACTATCGAAGACGGAACAGTAAAGTTTTATGTATTAGATTTTTGTTCAGATGAATTTATTGCAAATTTAAGAAATAGAGTGTCTAAATCGTATAAGTCACAGTTGGCTGGCCACATTGTTTCAGACATATATGAAAAATACATACAAGATGATGTATTTGTGAAAAACCAAAAAGTGTTACATTATGACGAAAAAGGGGATTCGGATGGAACTTTTTTTGGAATGCATTTTGTGTTTCCTACAATAAGACCTTTTAAAGCAATAGACATGGTTGTTAAAAAATCTGTTGCTTCAAATGTTGAAATGAGGCGACAAGAACAAAGTGCAAATTTCGGAAAATTTTTATTTTATGAGAATAAATTCGGTTTTTATTTTAAAGCATTATCTGATTTATTACATCCTTTAGTAACTACATCACAGGCTGAAGTTGAAGATTCGGAAAATCTACAAGCACTAGAGGCCACCGGTCAAGATTTTGGGCTTCAGAATGCTCTTAGAAGGGAAAAAGGAAAAAGAATATCTTCTCCAGCCGTGACAACATCAGCAGATATTCCAGTAGCTTCTTATGTGATAAGACCTGCAGACCATATTGGTATAAA